AGCACAACAGTTGTTGGAACTGGTTCATCAGCCAATACTCAGTTAGTTGTTGGTGACATTGTTGTTCTAGGCGGTCGTTCGATTGCAGTCGCATCAATTACAAATGCAACACATTTTACACTAGCATCAAAGCATTTGACTGGCGCAACAGGCGGATCGGCAGTTAGACGTTGGGAATTTTTCGGCAATTTCGATCAAGCACCAGGAACATCAACATTTGCAGCATCTAAGGGATCAGTTGGTGATGAAATGCACGTTGTTGTTGTCGATGAAGACGGTCTTATCACAGGAACAAAGAATACTCTTCTAGAAAAGTTTTCCGCAGTGTCAAAAGCTTCTGATGGTAAAACTACAAATGGTGGAAATAACTACTATAAGAATGTTATCAATGATCGTTCCAACTATGTTCGTTGGATGGATCAAGATGCCGCAGGAACAAATTGGGGTTCAGCACTTACTAGTGGATTAACATTCACCGCAGTCACTGGAGTCAAAAATTACAGCCTTGCCGGTGGCGCAGATGGTGCTTCACCAACAGACGGTCAGAAGATTACCGCTCTTGGATTGTTTGAAAATAAATCAAATCTTCCAATCTCTGTCATGCCAATGGGATCGGCTAGCGCAACAGTAATTAACTATGCAATTGGTGTTGCTGAAGATCGCAAAGACTTTGTTGTTTGCTTCTCTCCAGAATCTGCTGATGTTGTTAACAATGCAGGTGATGAAGTAGATGTCATTATTGCATTTGCTGATACTGTCACCGCATCAACATACGGTATCATGGATGGAAACTGGAAATATCAGTACAACAAATACCTAGACAATTATGTTTACGTTCCATGTAATGCTGATGTTGCAGGATTGCTAGCAAGAACAGACAGAGATCGTGCACCATGGTTCTCACCTGCTGGATACACAAATGGAAACATTCTAAATTCAGTTAAACTTGCTTGGAATCCAAACGAAACAAATAGAGACCTTCTCTATAAGCGCGGCGTAAACCCAATCTTTACACAGCCTGGACGCGGAACAGTTCTATTTGGCGATAAGACTTTCGTAACAACCGACTCTTCGTTCAATAGAATCAATGTTCGTAGATTGTTCATCACCATCAGAGAATCAATCGGCGCATTTGCTGGTAACGTTCTATTTGAACAGAATGATGCACAAACTAGAGAGGCTTTCTTGAATGCTGTTGAGCCATATCTAAGAAGTGTCGTTGGTGGAAGAGGCATCACAGAATTCAGAGTTGTCTGCGACGAAAGCAATAATCCGCCAGCCGTTACTGAAGCAAATGAATTTGTTGCTGACATTTTTGTTCGCCCAATTTCATCGATTAACTTTATTCAACTTAATTTCGTTTCAGTTAGAGGCGCATCTAACATTGCCGAAGTTTAAGGATAAATAAGGTCAACGAGACATAAAAGGAGACAATAATGGCCAACTTAACAGTATTAAGTACCATAAAACAATTGATAGGCGGCGGCGTTAGACCTAACTTATTCGAAGTAAATGTGCCAGGTGTTGGAATAACAATTTTATGTAAAGCAGCAGCCTTGCCAGGATCATCCATAGGAATCATTGAGATTCCTATGTCTGGTGGTAGAAGATATAAAGTTAGTGGCGATAGAACTTTTGCTGAATGGACTACAACAATTATTTTAGATCCAAAATATTCAACCAGACGGAGCTTCGAATTATTGCAGAGTGCTGCGGCAAACATTTCTTTTGAAGATAGCAATCTGTCTTCAGGAAAAAGAGAGTTGGGAGATGTCACTGTGAAGCAATTTCGGTATCAGGCAAACAGCCTTGAAGAAACTGCGGCAATTACTTATACATTAAAAAATTGTTTTATTAGCGATATTTCCGCAATTGATTTATCTTACGATAGTACAGATGCTATTTCCGAATACACCGTAACATGGGTGTATGATTATCATACAACGGCATAAAGAAAGGAATAAAAATGGCATTTAAACTATCACAATTTAAAACTGCATTAGAGCAAGGTTCTAGACCTAACAATTTTAAAATTATTTTTGGAAAACCGTCCACATTAGCAGATCCAAGTTTTACAACTCCCTTGGGTGGAACCGCACCAGATGCAACTCAGTATGCTATACTATGCAAAGCTGCGGCAATTCCAGCATTTACGATTGGTGTTGTAGAAATTCCTTTGCAGGGTGGAAGAAGAATGAAATTGCCTGGTGATAGAACGTATGGTGAATGGACGGCAACCTTTATTTCGGACGAATCTTTTGGGGTTAGAAAATTTTTCGAAAATTGGATAGGTGGTATAGCAACCAATAATTTCGAGTCTCTTACTAAATCTTCAATTACTGATTATAAACAAAACATTGAAGTTCAACAACTTGATGTTTCTGGAAGTAATGTTGCTAGTGGTCTCTACGTTTTAAAAGATTCTTTTCCTACTGACATCTCTGCAATCGATTTGTCTTACGATTCTACTGATGCGATTGCTGAATTTTCAGTGACTTTCCAATATAGCTATGTTTCTTACACCGTTGTATAATTGAGTTATTTCGCAACATAAATATAGTTGCGTAATAGTGTTCACTAATAGGGGGCTATTACGCCCCCTATTTTTATGAGAGAGAATAAATGGCAATAAAACTTTTTGGTTATAAGATAGGTAAAGACGATCCGCAAAAAGAAGATAGTGCTAAATCTTTTGTGCCGCCAACAGACACAGACGATGCAGCAATATCTGTCGTTGGTAGTGGCGTCTATGGAACCTATGTTGATTTAGAAGGTCAAGTAAAAACTGACGCCGAATTAATTCGCAGATATCGTGAAATGGCAACACAAGCCGAATGCGATATTGCAATTGATGATATTGTTAATGAATCCATAGTCTATCAAGAAGATGGATATCCTGTTTCAATTGTTTTAGAGAACATGAAACAGCCAGACACCATTAAGAAAAAAATAAAAGAAGAATTCGAGCATGTTATGAAGTTGCTCGATTTTAACAACCAAGCGTATGATGTTTTCAGACGTTGGTATGTTGATGGTAGACTTTATTATCATATGGTAATTGATGAAAAAAATCCAAGACTAGGTATCAAAGAAGTTAGATACATTGATCCAAGAAAAATTCGAAAAGTTAGAGAAATACCAAGAAACAAAGGAACACCATTATCATCTAGTGCATATGTAAAGCCAATTGAATATTTTGTGTATTCAAATGTCGGATTTGCAAGAGATGCAAATCAAGGTTTAAAAATTGCAAAAGATTCTATTTGCTATGTGCATTCTGGATTAACAGATCGTGAAGGTAAAGTAATTATATCTTATCTACATAAAGCAATTCGTCCATTGAATCAATTAAGAATGCTTGAAGATGCAACAGTCATTTATCGCATCTCTCGCGCGCCAGAACGTAGAATTTTTTATATTGATGTTGGTAACTTACCAAAAATTAAAGCGGAGCAATATCTTCGTGAGATTATGCAGAAATATAAAAATAAACTAGTCTATGATGCTCAGACAGGCGAAATCCGTGACGATAGAAGATTTCAAACAATGCTTGAAGATTTTTGGTTGCCAAGAAGAGAAGGCGGCAAAGGCACAGAGATTACTACATTGCCAGCAGGACAAAACCTGGGAGAAATTGAAGACGTTTTATATTTTCAAAAAAAATTGTACAAGGCATTAAACGTTCCAATTTCAAGATTGGAATCAGATGCTGGATTTTCTCTAGGTCGTGCATCCGAAATTAGTCGAGATGAATTGAAGTTTTCTAAATTCATTAGCCGACTTCGTATGAGATTCTCTCACCTATTTGATAAGTTATTAGAAACTCAATTAATATTAAAAGGTATCTGCACTAGAGAAGAATGGAAACAATTAAAAGAAGAAATTAATTATGATTTCGTAACAGATTCTCATTTTACAGAATTAAAAGATGCCGAAATATTAAAAGAGAGACTTACATTACTAACAGAAATAGATAATTATGTTGGAAAATATTTCTCTAAAAACTATGTAAGAACAAAGGTGCTTAAATTTACTGAAGAAGATATTGAAAAGATAGAAAAAGAAATTGAGGAAGAGGCCGCACAACAGGAAGATGAGCCGGCGCCACAAACTAACAATGCGCGACCACCTCCTGAAGAACCACCTAAACCTATTCCTGTTGTTATACACAAAGAATAAACACCTTTAAAGTTTTGTTTTTTATAAATAATTGAAAGGAGAATTATTATGTCAGAACATATTGAAAATGCAGTATTAAATGCCTTATCGGCAGATGCAACAGAATTTAAAAACAACATTTTGTTGGCGCTAGATCAAAAGATTAATGATGTTCTATCAGCCAAAAAAATGGAAATAGCTCAGTCCTTCTTTAATCAAGAAGAGGATAATAATAACTCAGAGGATGAGGAAACCGCAAATGAAGAGTTTTAAAA